GGTGTCTGGGTATCATGTAAATCAATGCCTGGTCGGGCATTTTATTTTGAGACATACTTACCAGAGTATGCAGCAATATATGATAAACTACCAATTAGTGCATTTGTAAGTAGACCTGAGACACCAGATCCAGATATGGATCTACCTAACCTACAGTTCTGGAACTGCATGGATTATGGTGTGACAACTATATGCAAGCAATTTATAGGGTCTATGGATTATGAACTATATACTAGAGACTTTGGATCACAATTAGGTAAGTATGTTATTACAATAGATAATTATCATGATGAACCTGATACTCCAGACTATAGCACAGCAGAAACACCATCAGAACATAAGAGTCATAATTTAATAGCACTGAACAATGGTCAGTTTGCTTTGTATCCTAACAATAGGATGAGAATATATGATAACTCTTTGACTCCAAAAAATCCTAAGATGCCAGACTTCAAAGTATCTACTCAGATCTTTAGTGTGGAACGAGGACACATGGAACGATACGGTGATACGAATGATTACCATTACGGAATACAAAATGAGAAGCAACTATCTGAACCTAAAACCGAATAATTATCAAGGTGAAACTGAACTCATAACATTAGAGTTGCCAAGTCACCAAATTAGTGGTATAATGAGATATGTTATACCCATCGCAGAACAAAAAAACACAAACGCTGAAAGAATCCTAGTAGATCTTTTCAAAGAATGTGCATACACCTTATCAGAAAGCAACAAAAGTTATGAGCGTAAGAGTCGTAAGAATGCGAAACGGTGAAGATGTCATCGCAGACGTTTTTGAAATTGCAGCAAAAGATGAACCAGAAAAAGCAGTAGCTTTTAGAATGGATCATCCCTACAATGTTTATGTTGTAGAGACAGACCAAGATCTTTTAATTGAATCAGAAGGTGTACAAAAAATGTCATCACCTGAGATACAATTTACACCTTGGGCACCGTTAAGTAAAGATAGAAGGGTTATCCTTCGACTAGATGAAATCATAAGTGCATACGACACTTATCCAGAGGTCATCGAAAAATACAATGAATTAGTAGAGGCAGCAAATGGAAGAGGAAGCACTGACACAAGCGGATCAGGAACAGTCGGTAGTCCGACTAATCTTGCTGAGACAAAGAAATGAGTATCTTATAGCAAAGATAACTGAGTTAGATGAAGAACCTATCTATCTTCTTGAAAGATGCTACGAAGTATCTGAAGAGGGAGAACTCATACCATTTCCTAAGCATAGTTCACAACGTGACATCTTCTTGACATCTGATGTAGTTTTGACTATACTAGAACCTAGTCAAACTTTGTTGGACAAGTATAACGCATGAGTAAGTTCTATACGAACATTCAACTAGCAGGAGATACAGTTTTATATCGAGGGTACGAGGATGGACAACCAGTTCAATTTCGTACCCAATTTTCTCCTACGTTATACGTGACATCTAATCATCCAGAGAAGATGAAAACTCTTACAGGTAAATCTGTAAAACCTGTACAGTTTCAAACTTCTAGAGAAGCACGAGAGTTTATCAAAACTTATGATGGTGTAGAAAAGTTTGAAGTTCATGGATATGAACGTTTCGTATATCAATATATCAGGCAACAATTTCCTGATGAAGTTGACTACGATATAAGTCAGATGAAAATCTACGCAATGGATATTGAGGTTCAATGTGAGAATGGCTTCCCTGATGTAGAAGCAGCAGCAGAAGAAATGCTATCAATCACCATCAAAGATATGGTGACTAAAAAGTTTTACGTCTGGGCAGTTCGTGATTTTGAAACTGAACACGAACAATTCATCTTTGATAGTGAGAGAGACATGCTCAAGGGTTTTCTTGAGTGGTGGGTACATAATACACCTGACATCCTTACAGGGTGGAACGTGAATCTTTATGACGTACCATACATCGCTAGAAGGTTAAATAGAATATTGGGGGAAAAATGGATGAAAAGTTTATCCCCATGGAATAGAGCAAATGAAAGGGAAATCTACGTTCAGGGACGTAAGAATTATGCTTATGATGTCAGTGGGATTAACATTCTTGACTATCTCGATCTTTATCGCAAGTTCACTTATAGTAATCAAGAATCCTACAGACTTGATCACATCGCTTTTGTCGAACTAGGACAAAGGAAAGTAGACCATAGCGAATACGAAAACTTCAGAGACTTCTATACTAAGGATTGGCAGAAGTTTATGGAGTATAACATACAAGATACTGAACTTATTGACCGCCTTGAAGACAAGATGAAATTGCTTGAGTTAGCAATCACTATGTCTTATGATGCTAAGGTAAACTTTGAAGATGTATATTCACAGGTGCGTATGTGGGATACAATGATATACAATTATCTTGCTGATAAAAATATTGTACCACCACCTAGAAAGGGATCAAAGAAAGATGAAAAATATGCAGGTGCATATGTAAAAGAACCTGTGCCTGGTAAGTATGATTGGGTTGTATCCTTTGACCTTAATAGTCTATATCCTCATCTCATTATGCAGTACAACATATCTCCTGAGACACTATGGGAGACTAGACATCCTAGTGCAAATGTTGAAAGGTTATTGAATCAAGAGGTAGATTTATCTGGTAAGTTTGCTGTATGTGCTAATGGTGCACAATATAGAAAAGACATTCGTGGTTTCTTACCTGAGATGATGGAGAAGATATACAATGAACGTGTCATTTACAAGAAGAGAATGATACAGGCAAAGAAAGACTATGAAAAAACACCCACCAAACAATTAGAAAAAGATATAAGTAAGTTCAACAACATCCAGATGGCAAGAAAGATTCAATTGAACTCTGCCTATGGTGCTGTTGGCAATCAGTATTTTAGGTATTATAATTTACTTAATGCTGAAGCAATTACATTGTCTGGTCAGGTATCAATTCGTTGGATTGAGAACAAGATGAACCAGAAGATGAACAAAATACTAAAAACGGAGGATGTTGATTATGTCATTGCTAGTGATACTGATAGTATCTACCTCAATTTGGGTCCTCTGGTCGAGGGTGTATACAAAGGGAGAAAAGAAACTGATGAGGTCATTGTTGGGTTCATTGATAAGGTCTGTTCGATGGAACTTGAGCCTTATATTGAGAGTTCTTATGAAGCGTTGGCAAAATACGTAAACGCATATGACCAAAAGATGTTCATGAAACGTGAGACCATTGCCAACAAAGGTATATGGACAGCGAAGAAGAGATACATCTTAAACGCATGGGACATAGAAGGTGTAAGATTTGCTGAACCTAAACTAAAAGTCATGGGTATTGAAGCGGTCAAGTCATCTACACCTGGTGCATGTCGTGATAAGATTAAAGAGTGTCTCAAGGTCATCATGAACAGTGATGAAGAAGATGCACAAAAGTTTATCGCAAACTTCAGAGAGGAGTTCTATGAATTACCTATTGAAGACATAGCATTTCCTAGAGGATGCAATGGGATAAATAAGTGGGCGAACAAATCCACTATCTATAGTAAAGGCACACCTATTCATGTGCGTGGAGCATTACTATACAATTACCATAATACAAAACAGAGATTGACACATAAGTATCCTCTGATTCAAGATGGTGAAAAACTTAAGTTTGTTTATCTTAAGACACCTAACAAGATATCAGAGAATGTTATTTCGTTTCCAAATACTTTCCCAAAGGAATTTGGACTTGACAAATACATTGATCATGAACTACAATTTAGTAAGAGTTTCTTGGAACCGATAAAAGTTATTATGGATACTATTGGGTGGAAGCCTGAGAAGATCGCATCACTTGAATTTTTATTTGGATGAAAAAGTACAAAGTCGAATACCAAAAAGCGTTCGGCACACCTAAAAAAGAGCATCAGATATTCGATGATATATCTGAAGCAAAATGGTTTGAGCGTGCCATGAAACGTTCTAATTTTATAACATGGATTTATGAATTTTCTGAAGGACATAGCTAAAGAGATTGGTAATGATTACGCATCATTAGTCTCTGAAGGTGTATCTGCAGGTGATACTGCAGGATTTATTGACACAGGTTCTTATATTTTTAATGCATTATTATCAGGATCAATCTATGGAGGCATTCCTAATAATAAGATAACTGCAATAGCAGGTGAGACATCTACAGGTAAGACATTCTTTTGTCTTGGTATGGTTCAACATTTCTTAGAGTCTAATCCTGATGCAGGTGTAATATATTTTGAGTCTGAATCTGCTATCTCTAAACAAATGATTGAAGATAGAGGTATAGATTCTAATCGTATGCTACTTGTTCCTGTTACAACAGTTCAAGAATTTAGATTACAATCAATCAAAATATTAGATAAATATAACGAACAAACTGCTGAAGAACGCAAACCCTTAATGTTTGTTTTAGATTCTCTTGGTATGTTATCAACATCTAAAGAAGTAGAGGACTCTGAAGCAGGTAAAGAGACACGAGATATGACTCGTGCTCAAGTCGTTAAGTCAATCTTTCGTGTGCTAACCCTAAAATTAGGTAAAGCAAACGTCCCTTTGATCGTCACTAACCATACATATGATGTAGTTGGTGCTTATATTCCAACCAAAGAAATGGGAGGTGGAAGTGGACTCAAATATGCTGCAAGCACAATTGTATATCTTTCAAAGAAGAAGGAAAAGAATGGTAAAGAGGTTGTTGGAAATATTATCAAATGCAAAACCGCAAAATCCAGACTAACTAAGGAGAACTCAGATGTTGAGACACGATTATATTATGACCGTGGATTGGACAGGTATTACGGACTACTGGAACTGGGTGAGAAACATGGAGTATTTTCCAGAAAAGGCAATCGCATCGTTGTCGGTGACAGTTCCGTTTATCCTTCTGCTATCCTTGCTGATCCCGATAAGTACTTCACCGAAGAACTAATGGAAAAACTAGACGAAGCTGCTGCTAAAGAGTTTCGTTATGGCAACTAAGTTAACTGACTATGTTAGAACGTATCCTAATGTTCTTAGTAAATCAGTATGTGATACGATCATCAAGAACTTTGATGAGTCCGACAGCATATACACTGATAGAGAGCAGCGACCAAGTTTCAGAGAACTAAATATTTCTCAGAGATATCATGCAAAAGATCCCAAGTGGGTTGCTGAACAGAACCTGTTGATTGATATATTTGACGAGTGCATGGACAAATATATGGAGGAACTGGATTTAGGTCCTGACTTTCCTGCCAAATATTCATACGAAGAGTTTCGTATGAAGATGTATGAAAATAATAATTATGACCAATTCAAGGATCACGTTGATGTGCAAGACTATGCGTCTGCTCGTAGATTCTTAGTCGGTTTTTTATATCTCAATGATGTTGAAGAAGGAGGAGAGACATCATTTCCTAAACTAAACTTTGACATTTCTGCCAAGTGTGGTACAATACTTTTATTCCCACCAACGTGGCAATACAGACATGCAGGTAGACCACCTGTATCAAACAACAAATATATTGTTGGAACTTATCTTCACTACACATGAATTTAGAACTCACGATTCTCAGTAATCTATGCTATCATGAGAAATATGCACGTAAGGTGCTACCTTTCTTAATGAAGGAGTACTTTACCAATCGTGAATATAAGATTATATTCTTAGAAATTCATGAATACATTAGTCAGTATGATGCACTACCTTCTCTCAATGCTTTGAGCATAGAGTGTCAAGAACGCACAGACTTAACTGAAGATCAATTTAAAAACATCAAGGAGGTTTTAAGTGAGTTATCCAATGAGAAAAGCGAGTACGATTGGTTGGTTGACACTACAGAGAAATGGTGTCAGGAGAGAGCGATTTATCTATCGCTTATGGAATCCGTTAAGATTGCTGATGGACAGGATACAAAGAGGGATAAGGGATCTATTCCAGAAATCCTCAGTCAAGCACTTGGAGTAAGTTTTGATCAGAACGTTGGACATGATTATATCGCAAACTCAGATGAAAGATTTGATTTCTATCATAGAAAAGAAGATAAAATTCCATTTGATCTAGAGTTCTTTAATAAAATTACAAAGGGTGGACTACCCAACAAAACATTGAACGTTGCACTAGCAGGTACAGGTGTTGGTAAGTCATTATTCATGTGCCACATGGCAGCAGCAACATTGCTCCAAGGTAGAAATGTATTGTACATTACCCTTGAGATGGCAGAGGAGAAAATAGCAGAAAGAATTGACTCTAATTTACTAAATATTCCTATACAAAAATTAGCAGACTTACCCAAAGTAATGTTTGATACTAAGGTTAAGAACCTAGCAAAGAAAACACAGGGGAAGTTAATCATCAAAGAATATCCTACAGCAGCAGCACATGTAGGACATTTCAAATCTTTGATCAGTGACCTCGCTCTAAAGAAAAGTATCAAACCTGATATTATATTTGTTGATTATTTGAATATATGTGCCTCTCAAAGGTATAAAGGATCTATAGTAAACTCATATACTTATGTCAAAGCGATTGCAGAAGAACTCCGTGGTCTTGCAGTTGAGGCTAATGTACCTATCGTCTCCGCTACTCAGACGACTCGTTCTGGTTTTGGTAGTAGCGATGTCGATCTTACTGATACGAGTGAATCTTTTGGTCTTCCTGCTACTGCTGACCTCATGTTCGCTCTTATCTCGACTGAGGAACTTGAGGAGATGAATCAAATCATGGTCAAGCAACTCAAGAACAGATACAATGATCCTACAGTTAATAAAAGATTTGCAATAGGTATTGACAGAGCGAAGATGAGGCTGTATGATGTAGAGGACAAAGCTCAAACAGATATAATTGATAAGGGTAATGAAGAGTTATCTAAAAAGTTTGCAGCAAAATCTTTTAATGAATTAAAGTATGATTGACTTTGAAAAATATACTCAATTCGTAGACGCTGTCACGTCTGACGAGAGTAAAACAGGTGGTAAATTTCAAGATCGCTTGAAAGATCTATACTCTAAAGATTTTAAATCACATAGAGCATTAACTGCTGCACTCGGACTATGTGCTGAGTCAGGTGAGTTCACAGAAATAGTAAAGAAAATACTTTTTCAAGGCAAACCAGTTAGTCAAGACAATCTATTTCATATGAAACGTGAACTAGGTGATATTATGTGGTATTTTATTCAAGCATGTATTGCTTTAGATATTACACCAGAAGAAGTCATTGAAATGAATGTGGACAAACTCAAGAAAAGGTATCCTGGCGGTGAGTTTGATGTACATTATTCGGAAAACCGACTTGTAGGAGATGTGTAATGATTCAACTTATTTCTATAGTTCTTATAATTAGTATTATAGCAACACTATACATTTTAAAAATTTACAACCCACATTAAAATGGCACTTTCACAACAGGTATCAGATTCATTAGATGAAGCAAAGGCAAATTTAAGAAATGCTCTTGCTTGGGCAGCAAGAACTGAAGAAACATATATCAGCAAACATATTGCAGATATACTACTGTCAATAGACACTATCAAAGATACACATAAGTATGTCTCTGACCTTAGAGATATAATGGGAGAACGTGAAGATAAATAATTAAAAAGACTAATGGCAGTTAGCAATAAAGACGTTGAAGTATTAAGCGAAGCATTGTTTTGCTATTATTTTGCCATCTATAAAAAAGGAAAACAGCGAGAGTATAACTTTGAGATCTGGAAAAAGGTAGAAAGTGTAACTGAATTGAATAAGTTTGTTAGCAAGTTTGGTATTGCTAGTATGACCAAATTAGTTACAAGCGATCCTGCATTTAGATCGAGAGTTGGTAAAGTATATGAGTTTCTAACAAACAGAAAAAACTTTTGGGCAAATGCATTAGAGTCTCAGATGAGTGCATTTTTTGGTAGTGGTGCTATAAAGTTAAGTGGTGAATATATTGTAATGAGAGCAGACATGATACCTAAAGAGTACGATCCATATAAAGCATATGAAACTTTGTCAGTAAAGGTTAGAGGTAAGTTAGGATTTAGAGGAACGATAGACAAAGATAAATGGAATCCCTCTGACGTATGGATATTCAATGCAAAATCTATAGCGTTTTTGAAAAAATTTATTGCACTATTTAATAGTCAATTATTAAAACAACCATCATACAATGTTAAGATGATGGAAAAGTTAAATAACAGAATTTATCTTTTGTTTAAACAAGGACATTTGTTTCCAGTATCATTGAAAGCACCAACTGGAGGAGCAAAAGTTGTATTTGAAAACGATAAAATGTCAGACCTTCAAAAAGTAGTAAGGTATGATAAACTAGAGTATACAAATGGCAACCAAGATGCTAAGATAAAATTTAGAGTTGATGAAGTTGATAAGGCAAGTGGTAAGGTAGTTAGAAAAGATTATATTAGAGGACAAATAAAAACAAAAACTGTCATGTCTGGTGGTGCAAGACTAGAGATAGAAGCAGGTGGTGCTGCACGTTATGGATCTATGGGTACAGAAAACTATCAGTATTTGATTAGAGAGACAGATAGAAGTGGTATAAAAACGTTAAATGATATTAGAGATGTACAGGAGTTTAGAGAACAGAAACAAAAATACTGGGGAAAAGCAAAAAGTGCACAGTGGTTAGGAAGAGCAGAGTATGTAAAACATTTCAAACAAGATCCAGAAGGATTCCAAGCTATGATTGAACCATATACTCAAGCATTATTTCAGAAAGTCAACAAACAATTTTTTGATGTCTCTTCAGTTGGAAATCCAAAGAGCACTGCAGAAGCATTTCTTAATAAGACTCATGCAGGAGAGGTTGCAGTTGCAATGGAGTATATTGCAAACGCACTCAAGAGAGATCTTACAACTGAAAACTTATTTAACTTAGCAGCATCACAAAGTTTTGGTGCAGGTATATCAAAAGCACAATTAGAAACAAGAATGAAGATGCAAAAAGCAATGGGTAAAAAACTAGGAGAAGAATTTTCAAGTATTGAAATGGATAATTCTAAGAAGCTTTGGACATCATGTTTCTATCTTGTTTTGAAGTAGACACAAGTAAAACTGTCCACTATGACTCACATTATAAGGAAAATACTGCTATAATATGGATATAATACAGGATGATATGCCAAACAAACACCTCCAACACCCAGAAGATACAATCTTTGACGGTCGTAGAGTTGCACTCAAAGCAATCACTGAGATGATTACTTGTAAAACTGTTGGCATCAAGTGGGACGGTGCTCCTGCTGTGGTGTTTGGTACTAATCCTGCTAATGGTAAGTTTTTCGTAGGTACAAAAAGTGTCTTCAACAAAAAAATCCCGAAAATCAATTATTCCTTCAGTGACATTGAGACCAATCACAAAGGGGATGTGGCAGACATTCTTCGGTTATTGTTTCATTTTGCTCCTCGTGTCAATAGCATTATTCAAGCTGACTGGATTGGTGTCGGTGGGTCACATTCTTACACTCCTAATACTTTGGAGTATCGTTTTCCCACTCAAGTCCCTGGCTATATTGTCATTGCTCCACATACTTTTTATGAGCAAGTTTCTGCGGATAGTGTTGGGCACATCGGGATTAATCTTGCTAGTTCACCTACTTGTTATTGCGTAAGTGCAACAGATGCATGGGCATTTGTAGAGAAAGAATTAAATTTTACAGATCAATGGAAGTCGTTTATACCTATCTTTAGATCTAAAACTCCTCATCCAAAAGTTGCTCCTAAGATCAAGCAACATGTTAACAATTTTATTCGTGAAGGACGTATTGCTGACGCTCAAGAAATGTACGATTCGTTACCTGATAAATATAAGGGAGAGGTTAGTGTATATACCTTTAAGGCATGGCACTATATCTACCAACTGAAACAGCGTCTACAATGTGGTATCCGTGAAAGCGGTGACGTGGAATGCTATATTGATGGTGAACCTTCTAAACATGAAGGTTATGTGATTAATTCTAAAAATCCATATAAAATTGTAGATAGACTAACCTTTAGCAGAGCAAACTTTAATTTACGTAAAAATTGGAAGAATGAAAAAGTTTAGTGCTTTCCTAAAAGAGGCTCAAAAATCCTTTGCAGCACAAGAAGCAGAAAAACTCAATCTTAAACACGTTGGATACGGTAAATATGCCGACCAAACTGGTAAGGTAACTCACATGAGTAAAGACGGTAAACTTAGAAAGTTGACCGCACAAGAATTAGCAGGAGGAACAACCAATGGAGGAGAAGAAACTGCAGGAGGCGAGGGTTCGGTCGATCAAGGTAGCATATCTGTTACTTTTGGAAGATTTAATCCCCCTACTACTGGACATGAAGCACTTCTAAACAAAGTGAAGTCAGCATCAGGAGGTGGAGAGTATAGGATTTACCCAAGTAGATCACAAGATCCTCAGAAGAACCCACTAGATCCTGGTACAAAGATCAAGTTCATGAAACAGGCATATCCTGATCATGCAAATGCTATTCAGAATAGTGAAGAGACTAAAACTATCTTTGATGTGTTGACAACACTTGATGGTGAAGGATATAGTTCAGTAAATATAGTAGTTGGTGGAGATAGAGTCAGTGAATTTAACTCACTAGCAACCAAATATAATGGTAAGTTATATAATTTTGATGATATAAAAGTATCATCTGCAGGTGATAGAGATCCAGATGGTGAAGGTGTAGAAGGTATGAGTGCATCTAAGCTACGTAAGGCAGCTATGGATGATGACTATGACACATTTGTGTCAGGTATGCCAGAGAAACTAGGAAGAAAGGGAAAAGAAGAACTATATAATACGCTAAGACAAGCGATGAATGTTCAAGAAGATCTTGATGATTTTCAAGATGCGTCTTATATTCTATATGAGATAGCACCTAAGTTAGATCCTCAAGCACTTAGAGAACATTACTTTGAAGGTCATATATTTAAGATAGGAGACCTTGTAGAGAATGTAAACACAGGTATCTGTGGTAAGGTTGTGAGTCGTGGTAGCAACTACGTTATCTTTGTTGATGAAAGTGAACGAATATATCGTTCATGGTTAAAAGATCTACAAGAAATAAACAAATTAAAATACTTTAACTTTACACCTGCAGGTGAAATAGGAACTGATGAATTAGCAAATTATGCTAAGAAATTGACACCTGGTGAGTTTGTAAAGAAGATAAATAAAAAGGAGAAAGTACTAAAATGACAATGAACTTCAGAGATTTGCCTGATATGTCTGCTGCATATGCAGAGATACAAGAGAAAGCAAAAAAGAAACTAGATGCTGTCGGTAAAGAAGATGGTGATGTAGATAATGATGGTGACAAAGATAAGTCCGATTCATATCTCCTCAATAGAAGAAAAGTAATTTCTAAAGCAATCAAAAAAGAAGCAGTAGAAGTAGAAGAAGGTAAAGCATACGGTCTGACTAAAGGAACTGGCAAACCAGGTGGTGCGATGAAAGCTTATCTTGATAAGAAAGCAAAAAAATTAGAGGCAGAAAAGAAGAAGCAAAAACCAGAGTACAAAAATAATCCTGCATTTGGTGATCCAAGTCATCATTCAAACAAGAAGATGTCAGAGCATCATCAAAAAGATAAAGATGGTAATACTATTCCTCATGAAGATGAATTAAATGAATCAGATAAGAAAGGTAAGGGTAGTGGTGAAAAAGATGCTTGCTATAAGAAAGTAAAAGCAAGTGCTAAGGTATGGCCAAGTGCATATGCATCAGGTAGATTAGTTCAATGTCGTAAGAAAGGTGCAGCAAACTATGGTAATAAGAGTGAGGAAGCAATCTGGGAAGAGATTGGTTCACTACTAGAAGAGTTAGGTTTTGAAGGTGATATTGATATCACATTATCAGATAGTAATGAAATAGTAGAAGAGATTGAGTTCCAAGAATGTTGGAAGACTCACAAGAAAGTGGGTATGAAAATGAAAGGTGGTAAACTCGTCAACGATTGTCGTCCTAAGAATGAAGAAGTTGAGCAGATAGATGAAATATCTGCAGACCTAGCACTTAAAGCTTCTAAGAAGGCAGAGGTAGAAAGAGGTAAGGCAGCAGTAGCAGGAGACAAAGAAAGAGCAATAGAGAAGATGAAGCAATCATCTAGACTATATGCTAAACAAGCTAAGAAACGTAGAATGGAGGCAAAGTAATGTTATCTTTCAAATCATTTAACCAACTATGGGAAGAATGGGAGTCTCTAGAAGAAAACAGACAGGTTGCTTATGAACCTGAGAAGCATAAAGATCCAGACGAATCTGATAAACCATATAGTCAAAGATCTAGAGCAGCAAGAATGAGAGATCCTAAGAGAGGAATCAATTCTCCTGCATTCAAGGAGTTTATGCGTAAACAGGGGATGTAATGTTATCATTCAAAGCATATCTAGCAGAAAAAAAATCTAAGGTTCTTATCAATCCTAAAAAGGATGAACTCAAAGAAGTTCTTAAGAAGAATCATGGCGAAGACTGTGACTGTATAAAGTGTGAACAGAAACGTCGTAAAGATGATGTGAATGATGGTCCTGATGTACAAAATGAGGCAGCACCACTCGCTGCTATTGCTAAAGTAGCAGCAAAAGCAGCTATGGGTGGTGTTAAAGCAGCAGCTAAAGGTAGTAAAGTAGCAGCAAAGGCAAGTAAGGCAGCAGCAAAAGTAGGTAAGGCAACTAAAGGAGTAAGAAAAACTTATAATACAGCTAAAAAAGTAGCAAACGTTGCTTCTGGTGTTAGTAGTGCAATGAGTTCTGCTAATAGTGATAACAATAGTTCATCAACAACTCTTGAATCAAAAGAATACACAGGACCCGATAAGAAAGACAGAGCACTTATCAAGAAAATGGATAACCCTAGTTATGCTAAGAAGTTAGCAGACTATGAAAAGAACATGGATCCTAAGAAACGTCAGGCACTTAAGGATAAAGCAACTAAGGGTATGAAGTTTACTCATGAAGAAAGAGATGCTGCACTTGATGCTGTAAGAGCAAAATATAAAGGTCAGATCATGAAGAGAGGTCAACCTAAGAAAGTCAAGGGTCAGAAATCTACTGCAGGTACTGGTAAGTATTTAAAAAGAGCAAAAGAGAAAGCACAAACTGCTGCTGATGCTAAGAAACGTGGGTTCAAAGATGTACAATCTTATGTGGATACGATGGCAAGATATGGAGGAAAGGATAATTATGATAAAGGTAAGGGGTTAGGAACTTGAGTTTTTTAGCACCTAAGAAAACATCATATGATTGGTGGTTTGACGAGTCTGTACCTAAAGCAAAGTATGGATCATTACAATGTTGGATATATAATGAGCACGCAGCAAAATGGGCATCTGATGTTGATATCTCTATACACTCTATGATGTATGAGATGGCAGCTGCGAACACTATACTACTAGGAGGATGCAGTGATGGAATGTGGGGAAGGTAAATACTACTGCAACACAGATCAGAAATGCAAACCAATTCCAAAAGGTTATAAGGTCATGCACACAGGAGAACTGGTAAAGGAAGGCAGCTTACATAAGTGGTTTTCTAAATCTAAATCAAAAGACGGTAAGAAAGGGTGGGTCAATGTAGTCACAGGTGGTACTTGTGCTAGTGACGAACCTGGTGAAGGAACTCCTAAGTGTGTATCTTCTGCAAAGAGAGCATCTATGACAAAAGCAGAGAGATTATCTGCTGCTCGTCGTAAGAAAAAAGCAGATCCTAATCAACAATCTAAGTCTGGTGCTGCTAAACCAACCTATGTTAAAACTGATAAACCTAAAAAGAAAGTGAATGAAGCAAAGGTAGATCAAGGTAAAGATGACTATGCAAAAATGAATGATAGAAACCAAAGAACATTTGGTAATAGAAGAGGTTCTAAAGGTAGTATGGCAACTCATGATGACACAGAAGCAAGAAGATACAATACTGCAAAAGGTAGAGGTGTAAAGATGAAAGGAAAGAAAGATAAAACACCAGTAAATTATCACAAGAAAGATAGTCAGAAACGTGTTGATGCTCTTCTTAAGAGTATGAAAGAAGGAGTCAAGAGAGATGAGTATGGAGATATAGTAGGAGGACCTAAGATCTCTAAGAAACAAAAAGCAAAAAATCTTTCAAAGAATGAACCTGACAATAAGATTGTAAGGAGTGAATCTGCTGCGTGGACACGTAAGGCAGGTAAAAATAAAGAGGGTGGTCTGAATGAAAAGGGCAGGAAGTCTTACGAACGTGAGAATCCTGGTTCAGACCTAAAAGCTCCCAGTAAAAAAGTAGGTAATCCTCGTAGGAAATCATTCTGTGCCAGAATGAGAGGTATGAAGAAGAAACTTACAAGTGCAAAGACTGCAAGAGATCCAGACAGTCGCATCAATAAGTCTCTTCGGGCATGGAATTGTTCTTACGAGTGGCCAAAGGACAAAGAAATGATTGAAACAACAAGTTTAAAAAACGAAATCATAGCGAAAGCTCAAGAGAAACACAAGGAAGCAAAGCAGAAAAAATATAAACAGATCATGGATGCAGGTAAGGCTGCTAAGAAGAAAGTAGGTAAAGATCCCAGAGGTGTAAGAGCACTATCAAAAGGTAAGTGGGGATACGTTAAGAACAATCAGTTTACACCCGACTAAAGTAGCCTATATAGGGTAGAATTATACGTTAGATCATGTTATCTTTTCTTCTACCATTCGCATCTAAAATTGTATCTGATGCTGTATCTAAAATCCCTGATGACTCAGAATTGGGTGAGGGTTTAATCAAATTGTGTATTGTTATCCTAGAAAAAGCAGTTAAATTAACTAAGACTGACATGGATGATAAACTTTTAGAAACTGTAAAATCTGCTATAGTAACTCGATAGAAATCGAGGTCGTAGAGGCAAGTTTTTTTATAAATAATTTGAGATAGAACGACTAATTAGGAGTATAACTATGGCACTTTGGGGTGTTACAGACGCAGACGAATCTAAGCCTAAGTGGGCTGTGCGTGGTTCTGTTTGTGATCCACAAAATATATTCGCAACCTCAGAGGGTTGGGTATTGAGACATTATAAAAACGCAGCTAAGACAGCGTATTGGGACGAGGTTCTTGTCTCTGTTGATGGTCTTGTAGGTGCAGGTGGTCGTGGTACTAATACTCTTGGTGGTGCTGACATTACTGCAGTATTCTTTGAGGAGACTGGGTATGCAGGTGGTGCAACTGGATCTGTTGTCGTTATATACAACGAACAGGTTAACGTCACAAACGGTGCAACTCTAGTCGTTAGAAATACAACTGACTCTGCTAATATCACTGCTACTGCTGCAGCACAAACTTCAACAAACCGTGTTGAGTTTACATTTACTGCTGCAGCAACTGGTAAAGCACATGCTATCCAAGCACAAACAATCTCTGGAACTATCGTTGACTCAACAGGTGGTGCAACATCTGATAAGGCATTCGCAACTGGAGACGTAGTTGGTGCAGGTGGATCTGGCTCTACTACAACATTTACTGCAAGTTAACTAACTAAATGATTTTTGACGAACTGAATGAGGAAACCTACATTCTGTTCGCCATCAAACATTATGAAAATCCTCATTGTGTAACAAGAGAGGACTTTGATGAGGATATGAAACGTTTCAAATACTTGAAGCGACTTCTTAAACGTTATGTTAGAGGTGGTGCGTTAAGAACTCACCTGATTATAAATCATCTGATCATACTTTATAATGTTTTTGGCGAGGCAGCAACTCCCCTTCTATTCTTCCGATTAGAAAGGGAGTATTGGTCTATACTCAAAACTATATTAATGTATTTGAATAAATATCCTACAGGGATGCTTCCCGAACTTGATATTGACGTTGACATCCAAAAGGAGATAGATAACCTATGAACGAAGAGATGCAAACAACTGGATATACTGGTGCAGACGCAGCAACAGGTCCTACTGCAGGTTATGATCCTGTTCAACGTTTTCGTGGTAAGGTTAAGAAGAAAGACGCTAAGAAACTGGTCATGCCTGGTAATAAATTAAAGGAAAACATGGAAATGAAGAGTAGATTATTCCAATACAAGGTAAAAATACCTAATGTTGGTGAGACTATTCTATTTGCAAGTTCACCTGCTGAACTTAAAATGAAATTACGCATGAGTATCATGCCAAATCTTAGAAGTGGTATCGAGATAGAGAGAATCCTACCTGCAAATGCTGCAAAGTATTTCATGGATAGAAGAATGAAAGCTATGAAGAATATACAATACGAAAGTTCAGAAGATCAGATGAAACAGCAGATGGCAAACTCAAAGATTGCTATCGAAAAGAAAAAAATAATGCTAAAGAAACAACAATTACAAAAACAATTACAATTAAAGACACAACAACTTAAAAAACAAGTAAGAGCAGGGACAGAGCAAGACGAGACAAGGTAATGTCTGACATAAACTCAGCAATAATAGAAAGACTCGAACGAGTCGTTGACACTCTACAGGAAAACTCTGTTAAGATGGGTCAACTTCTTGCTGTACACAATGAGAAGTTAGATAAACAGGATAAGATAGACGAAGTATTATTTGAGAAGATAGATAGACTCTCTGCTGATGTTAATAGAGAGACGAACGCAATAAAGAAAGGATGCGAAAGAGATATAAGAAAGGTAGATGATAGATTGAGAACAATAGAGAAAAAAATGTGGTCTATAGCAGGTGGATTGGTAGTAATATCATTCATATTATCCGTACCAGGTCTACAAGTTATGAGAAACTTGACAAATGACAAAGAAGTTAGTACAATAAGTGGGTTAGAAATCCAAAATATTGAACGAGTTCGTTGATGCCCATTATGTCACTTTACTTTCTGGTAGACTAGACAAGTTTACAAGGAAGAAAGCAGACCTATATAA